AATTCAAGGTGGCTGCCAAGCCATGCTGCCGGTGCGCTCTCAATAAAGCGTATACTTTCTGCATAATTTTCAGCATTGATCCATGGCAACAGTGCAATGTCCAATGAACCATAGCTTACAACTGTGGGTTTCATATGAACGCTAATCACCTCAGGATACTTGCCAAGCACTTCGTTGAGGCTGCACAGGTCATTGGTATTCTTAAAAAACACATCATGGTTTCCAGGTATAATATCCATGTGCATGCCATACTCATAAAGCTTGGCAATAAACATTGCATGATTGCGATTCAACACTTTATAGTTGACATAGCGGCGCTGATCAAAATAGTCTCCTAGATGAAGTATCTTTTTAATGCCATGTTCTGCGCAATATGGAAAGAATCGTTCACTATAGAATCGCTCAGCATAATCAAGAAAGGTATCACTGCCGGTTTTTACGCCAGCATGAGTATCGGTAATTAGAGCAATTTTCATGTTAAGAGTTTAAAAAGTCAGCAAGCGGACCAGCCTTGGGTTTGGCGGACTTTTTAAATGCGGCTGGCTTCTTCTTGGGTAAAGCTTCAGCGGTTGCAGTGCAGCGATCAACATGATAAAACGCGTCATTCTTTTGACGAATCTTTTCAACCATGGTTTCTCCGCCATTGAGTGTGTCATCATTAAATTCTGCAAACATACCAATACCGCCTTTTTCAATAAGCAGCTGCTTTATGGTGGTTTGCTTCTTTTCTTTGGCTATACGACGCAGGAAAGCAAAGTAGGCAATTTGTGTAAAGTAGCTAAATGCGTTGGGCGCGCCGGTGCGTGTGGTTTTGTTGACGTCATAATTCATAATTGCTTTAACACAATTTTCTACGGCATCCATAACCATATCTTCACGATAACTATAATTCATGAAACTTGGGCTGCGCGCCAACCCGTTGCAAATTTTCATAAATGCTTCACCAATATGATTGGGAATGTTTGGCGCTTCAGTGTCACTTGCTAGCGATGCCGATACTTCATTGACATATGCTGTAACCTCTGCACTAAATAGTGCATTGTTTACATAGTCAGTGCCACGGCTTTTTCTTTTTGGTTTTTCAATTTCCATACCTATATTATAACAAAAAGTAGAGAAATGTAAATAACTTTTTTCTATGCAAATGCATTTTGTTGTTTACAAGAATATTCACTTGTGTTATAATAATATAAGATTCGCTAACAACCAATTAGTTGCTCCAACGGTCAATTGAATTGCTCCAATCATAATCTGGAGGATCAAGGTCAGTAAAGGTTTGTTTATAACCTTTGTTTTTATCGTCGTCTGACTCTGTTAACAATTCAGCTAGTCTATCAAGCAGCAGTTGCTTATAATACAATTGTTTAAGTTGATTGCTTGCAAAGCTTTCGCTTTCTATAGATTGCAAGTAAAGGTGCATTGGAGCACCATTGTTGTGCGCCACTGCGTTAATCATACGCATGCCAATNCCATCTTTAGTGTGTACGCGTACCATTTCAAGTGTGCTGTTGAGTATGATTACTTCATTGTNCAGCTCTTCAAATTCACCAACAAGTTGCCGTCCGCTTACNGTGGTATATACACGAATGTCAAGGCTGTCTAACAATTGGTTGTCTTCTTTGGTCATGGCAATTGAATTTCGTAAATCTTATAATCAAATCCTTCTTTATTGTATATCTTGATGCGATCTATGGCGTGATTCATAGTATAATTCTTTTTCTTTTTCCAGCTAAAGTTGTCTGATATGTCATACACAGTACACCCGCGCCCATCATCGCTTTTGCGTAGGCCTCGCCCAATACTTTGCAATACTCGTATTTGACTCTTGGTTGGTGCAGCAAAAACAATTTGATGGAGATTACGAATATTTATCCCTACACTAAAGGTTCCAATACTTGCCACAATAATTGCATCTGTTTGCTGTTCGGTAATTTCACGAATGGTTTCACGATCAGTTGCATTTACTTCTCCGCTTACATAAAATACTTTGCGCTCAGGCGCGGCAGCTGCACGAATAGCTTCATACAATGGTTTGCCGTGTTTGGCCACCAGGTTAAACAACACCAGTGTATTGCCTTTTTGATCAAGAGCAAGCCGCGTAATAAAAGCATTGCGGCCAGCGTGGCTTACAATAGCCGCAATCTCGGCTTGATAATCCAGCTTGCACACAATCTTTTTTAACTCTTCAGCATGATTCAATACAATACATTTGATTTGCAGCGGCGCAAGCGTATTGCTGTCAATCAATTCTTTTGTTGTAACAACACGATGCACTGGCCCAAAGTTACCAACCAATACCAATTCATTGCACTGACTGTTGTCAATGGTTCCAGTTGTGCCAATACGATAGCTGGCATTGACCAGAGCACTCATGATGGCATTAAGACTCTTTGCTTTAAACAGGTGTGCTTCATCGCCTACAATCATTCCATACTTTGCAAACCAAGGTTTAGGCAAGGTGATGGCGCTTTGCCATGTGGTAACCACAACGCGTGCGTCAAAGTTATTTTTTTCTTTACCGCTATATATCTTATGTACATCCGCGTCAGCCACAAAGCCATCATCGGCGCTGCTATAATCAGCAAAGTCTTTTGTAAGCTGCTCAACCAAACTTGTGGTGGGCACCACAATAAGAATGCTGTCATCATGATTGTCAAGATACCAACGTATCATCATGTAGATAATTAGACTCTTACCACTGCCGGTTGGGCTAATAACCAAACTGCGGCCTTCGCTCAACGCATGTGCGTAAGCGCTCAATTGATAATCACGTGCTTCAATGCGGTTTGGGCCGCCCATTAGCGTCAAGCGCCTTGCATAATCAAGGAGTGTGCTTTTGTCCTGCGGAGTGCGCTCACATATATCACGATCAAGCTCTACAGTGTATTGCCGCGCTTCCGCAAACTTTAGCAATTCCAACAAGAGACCATATGGTAATGTATGACTGCGCATATCTAGAAGGCGCACTTTTCCATCCCACATGCGGTTCTTAAATGCCATCATATATTTGTAGCCTTCAGCGAAAAAAGTAAAATATTCCTGTGCTTCCATGAGTATACCATGGTCATCACTCCAAATCTTTAGAGTGCACTCGTTTACTTTCTTTATGGTAAGGTCAGCCATATATCAAACTCCAGCTGTGAATCTTCGAAAATCCAACATATTTTTAATGTGGGTGTGGCGCCATTTGATGTTGTCAAGAATATCCTTAAGGCTCTCAACAATAACCTGCTGATAATCCAGCTTCATGCGGAGTTTGGTAAGGTCAGCGTCAGTTTCATAGTACAAGTCCATATCACTTTTAAGAGGTTTTGCCATACCAGCAAATGGGTCATAGCTCCATCCACGCGCGTCCATATCTTCTTTATTCATCTTTCCATTGTAATAGAGCCACTTGTCTTTTTTTAAAACAGCCATACCCAATTCGCCTTTCTTGAGTTGCAGTTTACTCAGGCCATACAGCTCAAGATATTTTGCATGCAACTGCGCGCTCTTCATACTGGTAACATCAAGATTAATTTCGTCAATCTTACTGTCCTCAGTCCACATTTTTAATATATCATCTAGAGTCATTGTTCTAGATTGATTTATATCTTTTTAATCTAGGAAATTAAAATTGTCATATTTGAACGTTACATCAATGAATGCATATTCAACATCGCTTGCCTGTGCGTTTAATTCCATACCGCTAATGCTGCTAGCAAACACTTGAGTAAATTGTACACTGCGTGATACATTAAAATGACTTGTGACAAAATTCAATACCAAGTCGTAAGATTCTAAAGCTCCACCTTCGCTGTTGCGCTTTAACCAATTGTACAATTCATCATACACACCTAGGCGTTCATCAACGCCAATGCGTACGCTCAACTCACCGTATTGTAGGAATCCGCTGCTAACAAAACCGGCTTTATTGGAGAAGTTGATGGCAACCTCGCTGACGCTTATACTCGGGAAGCTTGCGGCCACGGCCAAGCGCTGTGTCAATGGAAACAAGTCAGTATTAAACTGCATCTTAAAACCGGTCAATGCTAATAGATTGGTAGCCATATTATAAGGTATTTATTAAAGTAAAAAAGGTGGGCAACCTTTCGATTGCCCACCTTACGATTCCCTAAAAGGATTACTCCAAATTAGCTAGCGACTAGATCAGTTGGGATGTATGAAGCACCACCGAGACCAGTTACCGTAAATGTACGGAAGTATGGGTTTTGAGCGTTTGTACCAACACCGCCAGTGCTAGCACCGCCCGCAAATGGGTTAGCAACAAGACCATAACGTGTCTTGAAACCAATCTTTGGTTGGAAGGTGTTAGGATCAACAGCACGAACCATTGTCAACGGAACATATGGGCAATAGAAGAGGCCGGCATCATATGCATTGGTACCACGATAGCCAACAGTGATGTAATCACTGCCTGCAAATGGGTCAATAAACACCTTGATGCGACCATTAAGAACACCAGCAAATACGTTGCCAGTATCATCAACATTCAGGTTGGTTGCAAGAGCAGGAGCATAATCAAGAACACCAGCAGCTGCAAGCGCACTTGCAACGTTTGAGGAACAAATTACGATGTTGCCTTTACCACGGCGTGTTGCTTTGGCAACAGCGTTGGCTTCAATTTCAATTTGGAAAAGAAGCGACTTGAACTTCTCAACAGCCCAGCGTCCATCGGCATCTTCGTTAATATCGAAGCCGCCTGTTGGCGCGCCGGTGGTGATCGCTCCAGCCGCGCCAGTTGCGCCAATAAATGTTACGCTGCGAATACCACCAGTGATTGCCTTAGCATTAACGGTGTCAATAACTTCACGGTTGATTTCCGCAAGAATTTCAACAGACAAGATATTTGCAAGTTCAGCTTCTGCATCAAGGCCGTGAACAGCCTTAAGGTCTTGCGCAAGTTCCATTGTGTATTCTGCTTTAAGAGCACGCGTCTGAGCAGTAACAGTTGCTTTGTCAACGGTGAAACCCATTTGACCAAAACCCTTATCGGAATACCCAATTTTAACAGTGCTAGTGCTCACACCACTAGCGCCTGGCGTTGTGTAACCAAGAGCAATGTTTGGATCAACGTAATCGGTATTGACACCAGTTGCTCCACCTGCACCAAGTGTTTCACCCTGAAGTGTGGTAAGAGGAGCGCCAGAGAAAAGTTTATCAGGCTTGTTGAAGAGTGCTTCAGCTTGGTTGTTCCCAGCAGCATTTTGATAGGTTGAGCGCATTGCAAAGATCAGGCCGGTAGGCATGGTCATTGGTTGAACACCAGCAATGTCATAAGCAACAATGTTGGGCATTGCACGACGAACAAGGCTAATAAGAACTGGATCCCAGGTCTTAACTGCAGCACCACCGGCGCCGATTTCGTTGCCTTCGTTGAGGAACGATGCTTGTGAGTTTTCTTCACGAAGTGCTTTCTCTTGGTTCTCAAGGAGAACGGCAGTGATTGCTTTACGATAGTTGTCCTTGAATGCAGGAGCGTCTTTGGCTTCCAAGATTGGAGCCCATTTTTTTTGTAGTTGTTCTGAATTAAACATAATTTTTATTTTCTAGGTTGTTGTTGTTTGTTTGGGAACCGTGTATTAGCCTACAAGATTTGCGCTAGACGCATTGTTGAGGCGAGATATTGCGGTTANATAGTTTTGCATGCTTGGTGAAATTGTTTCACCAAGTGTTTCGTTTTCGACGATAGTTTCTNTACTGANGTATGAAGAATCTTCAAAGGTTTCTTCTTCGACATTTTGACGGCTATTGATATAAAACTCCTTGAGAGTTTCAATTTTCTTACGGAATGAAATGGCATCAACATATTGTACATCTTCAGATAATGACTGCAGTCGTGCAGCTTGAGTATCAGCAAGGTCACGAGAAGCTTCGGCAAGAACATTTGCGCGAGATAGTGTTTCCACTTTTTCAGCAAGGCTCTCAGCAATACGCTCAAGCTTTGCAGCGGCCTCTTGACTTTCTGATAATTCGGCTTCCATTTGTGCAACCAGATCTGTCTTACCTTCAGGCACATCAATATAGTTTTCAACAAATACGCTCTTAAGTGAAGAGATAAAGTTTTCAGCAATCTCAGTACGCAATGTACTTTCAACCGCAACCTTATTGTCTGCAACCCAGCTTTCAACTGCATATGTCAGATAACTGTCGATCTTTTCAACCAAGTCTTCTTGGATGGTTTCAACTTCTTCTGCCAAACGCGTTGCATACTCTTCCTTAAGTGTTGCTTCAGCTTCAGCAACCTTGGTGCGAACTGCCGTTTCAAAAATAAGCGTTGCTTTTTCTTTGAATTGTTCAGTTAGTCCAACTTCGCTTTCAACCAAACGAGTAATGTCGCTTGAATCAACTTCTTCTTTCATATTTTCATCCATATCTGCATCGCGATCATTTACAATCATGTCAAGCATACCAAATTGTCCGGTTTTTGCGTAATGAATTCCTGCTTTACGACCGTAACCATCCATATCATCAACAGTCTTTAATATATCAAGCAACATAGTTTGACCTTTGCCTTTTGAATACTGTTTGGTGCTTTGCATTTCAAGTTTATTAACTTGAGCATCGCTGAGACCTAGCTTTTTAGCTATAGTCGCGATATCCATTGAGCCTTCTTCAAGTTGGGTGTCTTCTTTCATATTTTCATTTACTTCTTTATCAAACTTAGAGTATGCTTTTGACAAATCAGAATAAAATTGTTTATATGATTTGCTTTCACCTGAGAGCGATTTTGTGTGTTTAACTAATGTATCAAGAAAAACTCCAAATTGATATCCTAATGCAATTTGATCAATTTTCCCAATAATTTTAGCAATGTACGGTTTAATATTATAATCGGGTTCTTCCAGGTCACCGTTTTGTGCAAAAGCTGCAGCAGCTTTTGCTAATGCTTTATTAAAATCGTTAAGCGCGTCAACTGAACGATGTTCCTCCTTAGCAGCTTCCGTTTTGATTTGTTTGACCAATGCTTCAATGAAAGCGTGGAATTGATAATCGTCATTAAGTTTTTTAATATCAGCAATGATAGTCTTTACAAAAGGACGCGGATCATTTGGATTTTCGGCGTCTTGNGACCAGAGTTTATCCCAACGTGGCTTTATATTAAATTCCATTTCATATTCGTCATCATCTACTTTTGTCAATTTGGCTTCTTCAAGTTGCACTTCTTCATTTTGCTTTTCAATAGCTGCCGCAATCTTCTTGCGGCGATTCTTTAGATACGCATCAGTCTCATCGGAATCACCGTCGTTGTCGACGTCGTCATCTTCTTTACCAACACCATCCATGGCTTCTTCCATTTCGTCAGCATCTTCTTCTTCGTCTTCCTCTTCCTTAACTTTAGCTTCAGCGATCTCAATAGATTCCGCGTCCGCCTCTAAAGTTTGGTCAAGAGAAAGTAATGTTTCTTCGGTGATATCTTCAATGATATCATCTTCAATTGTTTTGTATGTTTTTTGCATAAGTTATATTACTTTATTTTGTTTAGAGTTTGGAGAGGAAATCTTTGAAGATACGTTCCTGAGCTATAGCTTGTTTAGCAAAAGAGGCCTTCTTAATTTCTGTCTCATACATTTCAATTTGTTGCTGCTTAAGCAGTCCATTGTCCCAGATCCATTCTACGCCTTCCATAATGCCGTTCACAAAAGCGGACGGAGCACTTGGATCTTGTACAATATCAACTGTGGACAACACATAGTCATCATTGACAAATGTTTGACCATTCTTGCTTGCAACGGTTCCCATACCACGGCTTGAAACACCCAACTGACATCCGCCTTCCAATAGTCCTTTCACGATTTTACCCATTGGCGTATTCAGGATGAGTGCTTTTCCAACAACATCATTACCATTCCACTTGAGAGCGGTAATGCGATGCGAAACTTTGTCGAGGTTGATTGCAGGGCCTTCAGGGTGATTCAATTCACCCACGGCACGTCCGCGATCAACATAGTCAGTTACATACTTTGCAACTGCACTTTCTAAAATTGGTTTTGGATACACACGGCGATTGCGATTAAGCTGTTCGGCCTGCATGAATATCCCTTCAATAACATAGTTCTTACTGCCATCTGCAGACGATTCAACCAAATAGTGTAAATCTTCTAAATGTTCGGTAATTAACTTCATATTGATAATAGTTTATTTATACAAAGTCAGATTTTATCAAGCACATAATTTAGTGCATCATAAACCTTTGGATTACCACCATCTGCTGTGCTGGTGTTTTTAAACTTTTTCATTAGCTTTGTATATAGCATGCGAATTTCTTTTTCAAATTGCTTGCCGTCGTCGTCGCGTGTATCAATTTGAATAATGCGTGAAAGCGCACGTTTGTCTTCATCATCAAGCGCACGGTAAATTTCACCTTGTGCTTCACGGAACTTTGGGTCTTTGCGCTCAAGGGCTAAACCTTTTGCATAATCAAACTTTTTTGTGTTTTTCTCAAGCGCCTCGGTTACAGCACTCTCAGTGATTTTTGGCGCATCATAAATGCTAGCACTTAGTTCAACACGCTTAATATCAAGAACGGTCTTGACTTTGTCAATAATCATGCGTTGCATTGCGGCCGCGCTGCTGTTGGCGTCACCTGCGACAACGCTTTTAATAAAATTTCTAATGTTACTCATATATTTCTATTTATATTTCTATTTATATTTCTCAGCCATATTGTCTTCATCTTCTTGATCATCTTCCGCCGTGGGATCTTCACCGGCCGCATCCGCTTCCTGTTTAATTTGTTCGTCCATTCTTTCTACATCTTCATCACTTTGATTTAGGACGTTTGAACGAACCCATTTTTCACTATAGTATTTGCCAATTTGACCGCTGATGGTGTCCAACATACCAATGCGTTCTTTCATAATTTCAAAGTCTTTAAGTTCACTAAAGAAGTTGTCTTCTATATAGTCAACACTACAAGTTTCACGAATAGACTCCCAATCATCCGCTGTAATAACGCCTTTGAGTATCAGCTGTACGCGCAAAACATCAATGAATAGTGTGGAGAATTTGCGGCGCAGGCGATTAATAAACTTTTGAAATTTAACTTCTTCACGACTAATTTCAGTGCTACGCCCAACACTAAACATGCTGTCACTTTCAAGACGTGTTGAAGGAACATTTAGCGCTTTGTACAAGTTCTTCTTAAAATAAATAACATCTTCAATTTGACTAAGATTGTCACCACCAGGCAGTGTGGTAATTTCCGTGCCTCGGCCACCTTCACGACGCGGCAGCCAAAAGTCTTCAAGCATGCTCATGGTCTTGCGGTCATCGCGTATCTCACCGGTATTGGCATCATACATCAGCTTGTTGCGGTACTTGGCCATAATGCCTTGCACATATTCTTCGGCTTTACCTTTGGGCAGGTTGCCAGTATCAATGTAGAAAATACGGCGCTCAGGCGCACGTGCAATACGATAAATTACCAATGCGTCTTCCATCATGCGCAGCTGATTCACCAGCTTTACGGCTTTGTGTAGATGGCTAATACTAACTTTACCATTCTCATCAAGCACACCACTTGGTACATACACAATAGCATTTGTGTCAATCTTTAAACCACTCACCCCAGAGTTGCTATTAAAATCTTCGGTATACATAAAATACTCATCAGTAATTTCACTGGTTTTTATTCCAGTTACTCTGTCAATGCGCGTGCTAACTTCTTTAATCTTTTTAATCTTTAGCGGATCAATTTGTTGAATCTCTTTAATACCTTCTTTTGGCTTGTTGGGATCCATAATCAGGTAAAAATACAAACGACCATCAATATACCAACGGCGAAACAGGTCATAGCCCATACTGTTAAATGACAGGAGCCGCAACACACGTGCAAATTCTTCATGAATCTTTTTCTTTATGCTGTCCGCAAGATCAACCTGGTCAAGAATAAGAGAAACTGGCGAACCATCGCTATCACTTACAATTGCGCCATTTACAATTTCTGCAATGGCCGCGTCACATTCCGGTTGAATTGCGCTTGCACGGTAACGCAAGATAAGATCTTTTTCATTGTTTAGAC